TCACCTGCGGCGTCTCCGGGCGCCGCAGCTTTCAGGATGGCCGACTCACTCTGGACCGGCATCGCCAACGACCTGGGCGATGAGATGGCCCACCTCGTCAAAGAGGAACTCCTCACAGGTTGGAACGTCAAGGCCGTCATGGCCGGCCTTGAGCAGCAGCGCATCGCGCAGGCCAACGAGCGCCTCGAGCAATGCGCCGTCGAGGGCATCGGCCAGCACACCATGAGCATCGACGCCGATGTCTACTGGGCCTGGGAAAAAACCGAACCCGGTTGCTGGGCCGACAAAGGCTGGCGCGACGACTTCAAAAAGCGCCATCCCGAGACCGCCGTCCACTACACCCCGCGCCGCACCACGGTGCTTGTCCCTTAAATGATCAAAGCACCCGACCGCGACAAAATCTCCGAGATCCTCTCGGACATCGATGAGGCCGACGCCGATGGCAGCGGCTACGTCCAGCGGAAGCTCCGCAACTGGAACACCCGCTTCTGCATCTGGGCCGGCCAGACCGACGACGGCCGCAAACACCAAGAAGCCCTCGGCAAGCGCCCATTTCCTTGGGACAAAAGTTTAGATTCCCGCGTGCGCATGGCCGACACCATCGTCCGCGATCACGTTGCCATGCTGACCAACGCCTTCTTCAAGGCGCGCGTCCAGGTCCAGCCCGTCGAGTCTATGGACATCGACAAACGCAGCGCCGCGGAGTCCGTCCTCAAGTGGCTCCTCTTCCAGCACGTCTTGGATGACCTCCGGCGCGAAGTGCAGCTTGCCGCCAACTTCCGCGAGACCTACGGCCTCGCCGTCATGGCCGTCGATTGGATCAAGACCACCCGCACCGAGATCAAGTCATTCTCCATGGAAGACGCCATGATGATGCTGCAGGAGTCCCAAGATCCCAACCTCCAGGCCCTCCTCGAGGTCGTCCTCGACCCGGAGCAAGAAGAACTCGCCGCCCAGCTCATGGGCGAAGTCATCCCGGAGCTAGGCACCACCGCCAAAGTCCGCCAGTTCCGCGAAAAAGGCTTCGTCGAATGGGAGCAGCCCTACGTTTTTGAAAGCCGGCCCCAGTGGACCGCGCTTGAGCCATGGGAAGACATCATCTTCCCTGCCCAGACCTACTCATTACAGCGTGCCGCGTTCGTTGCCCGACGCGAGCTAATGACCGAACCGGAGTTGCGCGAACGTGCCGCTGTCGAGGGTTGGGACGACAAATGGGTCGAGCAAGTCGTGGAGAAGAAAGGCGACATCCGTCGCATCTCGCTGAACCTCCACCGCAGCGACCAGTTCCTCTACGACCACCAGCGCGACATGATCGAGATCTGGCACGTCTACAGGAAGGAGCACGACGACCGCACCAAGGCGATGCGCGTCACCCGCACCGTCCTCAGCTACCACGTCCCCGACCGCACCGCCGTCCACGACATCCTGCCCTACGCCCACGCGCTTTATCCCTTCGTCGAGCTGCCCCGCGAACGCGCCTCGCGCCCCATCTTGGAATCCCGCGGCGTGCCGGAGATCGTCCAGACCGCCCAGGAAGAAGTCAAAATCCAGCGCGACATGCGAGGCGACCGCGCCAGCATCGTCACCTTGCCTCCGCTCAAAACGCCCGCCGCGCGCGGCAAGATGGATCTCATCATGGGACCGGGCGTCCAGATCCCCGAGCGCCGCCCCGGCGAGATCACTTGGATGACCCCGCCGCAGCCCGACGCCGGCAGCATTGAAGTTGAGATGTCCATCCGCAACGACGTGGACAACTACTTCGGACGAATCTCCGAAGCCGTCCCGCCACAACGCTACATGCTCCACACCCAAGAGCTGGTCGATAGCTGGCTCTTGGACATGAAGCTCTGCCTCGTCCAGACGCTCTCGCTCTGTCAACAATACATGACCGAGGAGGAAGTCGCCCGAGTCACCGGCAACCCCAATCTCCCGCTCACCGCCAGCCCCGCCGATATCCGCGGCCGCTTCGACGTGACGTGCGAGTTCGATGCCCGGTTGCTCGACTCCGAAGCCCTCGGCGCCAAGCTAGACTACCTCGCCAAAGTGCTCGTCCCCTTGGACAGCTTCGGCGTCATAGATCGCGCTGGTTTGGTCAAATACATGTTCCAAGCCGTTGACCCGAATCTCGCCGGCCTCTTGGTGCAAGACATCGGCGCCGCCACCGCAGCCGAACAAGAAGACGAACAAACCGCCTTCGCAAAAATCGCCGCAGGCACCGAACCCCCGCTCAAGGAGGGCGGACAAAACGCGCAAGTAAGACTGCAAACCTTGCAGCAAATCATCCAGTCCAACCCCGCCGTCCAGCAGCGGTATCAGTCCGACGAAATCTTCCGCAGCATGATCGACGCGAGGGCACAAGCCTTCCAGTTCCAGTTGCAACAGCAACAGAACGCAGTCATCGGCCGCACCGGCGCCCAGCCCGCGCTGCAAAAGATGGCGCAAGACCAGCAACTCGGCATGACCGCCCAACCCGCCTAACACATGCACCCAAACGTCTCCGTCAGAAACATCGCCGGACTAAACATCCCGCAGCACAACGCGGTTGAGCTGAATTACGTCTCCACGACAAACAACCTTTCCACGGTGGTCTACAAAGAAGGCAGCCAGACGGTCGCCACGCTCACCTTCACCTATGTCGGCGGCACGCCGTCCAGCGATGACGCAAAGATCGCCACCGTGACCCGCAGCTAATGGCCATTAAGTTCAATCCGCTGACAGGAAACTTCGACTTCACCGGCTCCGGTGGCGGCGGCGGTGCGTCCTATATCGACGGCGAGGTGCAAAACTTCAGCGCATTGCCCACCGCCAACCCGCCGGCCATAGACACCGCCTACCTCGTCCGCGAACCCGAAGGCACTTGGCTCATCAACCGCAAGCCCGCGGGCATCTACATTCGCGTTGCCACCACCGGCACCCGCGCGACTGACTGGTCATACGCTGGCGAATTTCCCGATGTCTTCAACGACGCCAACTTCCTCCTCTATGACAACGCCGACAGCTCCAAAAATCTAGCCTTCCAACTCAGCGGCATCACCACCGGCACCACCCGCACGCTCACGGCCGCCGACCGCTCCGGCGTCAACGTCGTCAGCGACACCTCCGCGGGCAGCGGCAGCGACGTGGTCAACAACATCGTTTCACTCACCCAAGCCGAATACAACGCCATCGGAAGTCCCGACGCGGCCACCTTGTATCTCATCACCGATCCCTGACCTATGGCCCTCCTGCAAAAAGGTTATCTCGGTGCCACCCCGCTCTTCCGCAATGAGGATTGGTTTGAGGATACCGCGCCACAAATTATTGACACCCAAGGCGGCGTCACGATCACCGCAAACAGTTCGGCGAACACCAAGGGATCGTGGACGCAGTTGATTGCATCCACATCAGCAAATGCCTCCCTGCTGACGGTGCTTGTCGGCAGCGTGCAAATAGGCGCGACCAACACGGCAACGCTTGTAGACCTTGCTATGGGGGCCAGCGGAAGCGAGGTCGCATTTGCCAGCGACATTGCGGTTGGCGGCGCAAGCGGTGGTGGTGGTGGGTCGCGTGCTGCCGCTTATTTTCAAATACCGCTCAAAATTCCAAGCGGCACGCGAATTTCGGCGCGCATTCAATCCGTTGTCACGGGCGGGAAAACCGCCGCAGTTGCTTTGTATACTCAGGACGCTGGCGACTACAGCACGGCACCTACCAGCGTGGACGTTATTGGCGGCAACACCGCCAACAGCCAAGGCATCAGTTTCAGCGGAGCTAGCGGAACGTGGGTTGAAGCGACTGCGTCTACGTCTCAAGCCTATAGAGCCGTTGTTCCGGTGGGATCTGTGCATGACGCTGGCGTTTCGCCCAACATTACCCCAACGCTCACCCTTGGGGTTGGAGCCAGTGGAAGCGAGGTGGCGTTTGGCACCGTTCGCTATGAGTTTGATACGGCTGAAAGAGCGTCATTGCGCGAGCCATACAACACGGTGTTTGGCCGCAACATCCCCGCAGGCAGCCGCCTCGCCATGAAACACACCATCGCCGCTGACCCGTCTAAATTTGGTTTTTGCCTCATCGGCATCCCCTAACATGCAAAACTGGCACCTCCTCTACAACACCACGACCGGCGAATCCGTCAGCATCGGCACCGTCATCGCCGATCCGCTTCCCGCAGGCATCACCGCGCTCCCGCTCACCGACGCCGAAGGCGAAGGACTGCAAAACGGCAGCCTCAAGTGGGACGCCGCCACCCGCACGCTCATCCCCACGCCGCCGCCCACGCAGACCGCCGAAGAACACCTCAAATCCGTCGGCCTCGGCGGCGAACGCCAGCCCACGCTGCTCTATCTGCGCCAGTCCCTAACCGCCGCAGGCAAAACCTGCGCCGAGCTAGACGCCGTCGAGCAATACTTGCAGCAGATCCTCACGATGTTCGCCGCCAATCCGGCGCCGCGTAACGACTGGCCGAATCCCAGCGTCACTTTTGAAGCTGCCGTCCAGTCGGCCATGAACGCACTCAACAGCTAATGCGCACAGTAACCTTACAGTCTATCCTCTTGAGGGCATGGCAACGTGTCGGCAACGACGCCAGCACCATCGACGCCATCCCATCCGGCGCAAGAACCATGATGACCGCCGCCGCCAACGAGCGCATCGCCGACTGCTGGGAGTGGGCCGATTGGCCAGAACTCATGCGCGTCGAAGAACGCACCGTCGAAGGCGACGACACGACCGGCTATTATATTCCCTACGAACAATCCGGCCAGACCGCCATGGGAGAGGTCTTTGGCGTCCTGAGAGACAACCCTGCAACCCACGCCGCGCCCCGCGCCATTGGCTATACGCTCCTCGGAGATGCCATTCGCTTCCCCGAAGACACCGACCTGCCAACTAGCGTCTGGGTCAACTACCGCATCCGCCCGACCGAATACAGCGCCAGCAACCTCACCGCGACCGTGCCCGCCGTCATAGCAAAAGCCGTCGCGCTCATGCTGACCTCCGACCTCCTCACCGAAGACGGCCAGCTCGACAAAGCACTCGCCATGGAACAGCTCGCAGAGTCCGAGCTGATCTCCCAGCGCGACAAATACTATTTCCAACAGGGGCAGCCCTCCATGTGGACCGCCCGCGTCAACCAATACTAACCAACCAACACTATGGGATTCCCTAATAATAAAATCACCAACGGCCTCAGCGGCG